ACTCAAACATGTTGGAAGTCATTGAATCACGTAATCAGAAATTAGAGCAGTTAAGTAACACAAACTAAGTGGCTGCCCGACCAATTCACAAGGTGGCACAAGGCGCCCACCAAAGCGCTGGGGTCCGTGCTTATAATAGGGGCATGAACAAAACAAAAACCATTCTCTCCAATCCCCAGACCCTGCAGGACCTGCAGGATTTCCTATTCGACACGATGCTACCCGCTGACCTTGCGGTTGACTGGTTCTGTGAGCAGTTCGGTGTGAACGCCACGGATGACGTGATCGATTTCGTGGTTGATGCCCACTTCGCTTTCTTCGGGGAGTGACAGTCGGGGTAGTGGCACAACTTTTGTGCACTGCTCCCAGAATCGCTTATTCTTCTATCAAGTCAAACGAAACGACCCAAATGCGAAAGATCGAATCCCAGATGATCGCAGCAGTTCGTGAGAACCGCAACTGGAGCAGTGGTAACACCTCTGTGACCTTCGACCCTGAGACTGGCGCTAGCAAGGTCTTTCTGCATGGGAACTTTATCGCCACCGTGACCGAAGACACCCTAGAGTTGTTCGATGGCGGGTGGCAGTCCAACACTACCAAATCCCGTCTGAATGCCCTGTGCTCTGCTTTCGCCTATGCTGGGGAGGGCGTCTTCCAACAGGATTGGAAATGGTATGTCCGCCGCTGGGTTGGTAACCTTGGCGCTCAGTCCTGCTGGAAGACTGATGAGTTCGTGAGCGGTTACCTGCTGGCTTGAACCAATTGACGGGGTGGCACAATCGTCACCCCAAACCGCTCCCATCCGTGCTTATAATAGGAGCATGAACAGCAACGAACTCAAAGCATTGAATTTCTCCATGACATTGCAGGACCGCTGCATCACCCTCGCTGTGGCACTTGCTGATGAGATCAATGGAAACCTCTGCTACGTGCCGGATGAAGAAATCGAATCCTGCCTTGCTGGTTTGACCCCTGACAACCTGAATGAGACAGCAGAGGAACTGGCACAACTAGCAGCGTGGTTCAACTGAGGATCCCCTATACTAAGAGCATGAACAAAAACCTCCACATCGAACACCCCGAAGACACCATCCTCACTGGTGATCTTGGTTTTCTCAAAGCTATCAATCAAACCCCAAACCTGAGCGTTAAGATTGACGGTGCACCTGCCATCGTTTGGGGAACTAACCCTGCGAACGGTAGGTTCTTCGTTGGCACCAAAAGTGTCTTTAACAAAGTAAAAATCAAAATCAACCATTCTCATGCAGAAATTGATCAAAACCACGTGGGCGAGGTTGCAACTATTCTCCACGCTTGTCTTGATTGGTTGCCTCATACAGTTAATGTTTACCAAGGGGATTTTATCGGTTTCGGTGGATCTGACGAATATACACCCAACACTATCACCTACCGTTTCCCAGAGGTAGTAACTGAGAAAATCATTATTGCTCCCCACACTACCTACAAGTGTGATAAAGATTTGAGGGATGCTGTTGCTTACCCTCTGCCATCTTATGCACTTGCTAGCAGGGAATTCTCCTGCCGTTTCGTTCAACCTGTTGCCGGTACTTTCTCCGGTTATGTTGGTCAATTGGATGAGCAGTTTGAGTTGCCTCCGGTTGTAGATATGATCAACGAACTGATCCCTACCGTAGACTTCGCCACTGATAAGGAAGCGAAGCAAATTAAGCAGAATGTGAATCGTTCATTGCGTGAGGGTTATCCACTCACAAACGACGACTTCTTAGGTAAAGAGTCACTCATGCACCTGTATGGTTTGGTAATCTATCTGAAGGAAGAATTGCTCTCACAGTGTCGTCAACTGAACGGACCCGAAGCATACATCGGACAGGATAGAATCGATGCTGAGGGTTATGTAATGTGGTCACAGTTTGGAACATTTAAGTTGGTCAATCGTCAACTGTTCAGCGTAGCAAACTTTGCTAACAGTAAGTTCTCCAAAGTGACAGAAAACCAACTGTCTACTATTTCCTGACAGGGCAACCTAATGTCCTATAGTACTTTCAACGGCAAACAAACCTTGATCGAATTCCTCACCACTTCTTTCCAGAATGTTCGCTCTTCTAAGCGTACTGATGAACTGCACAAAGTGCTGCTGGATGAAGTCCTGAATGCGAATCCTGAGTGGGCAGAATATGATTGGAAATTTGAATATCAACTGCCTGTTGATGGTTTCGGTGGCACCTTTGATGTAGACATTGCTGGTTTCAGTAAGGGTGAACTTAAGATTGCAATCCTTGCTAAGGCTATCAACTCCAATGTGAACAAAAATATTAAAAACTACGCTAACACTACTATTGGAGAAGCAGCACGAATTATGTTTGCTCCTAACATTGAGATGGAGAAAGTTCTCTTTGTTTCTGTTCTCCCCCGTGTCGCACCACGCTTTAACAAAGCAGGAGAAGTGCAGGGGTTTGATGATGTCGTTGGTGCAAAGAACCGGACTAAGGTTAATGAAGTGTTGAACGCTCAGTATCAAGGAAAGGTCGAATCTTTGGACATTTTCTTTGACATTGCTGCCGTTCGTTCCTTTACTCATTCCGACCAATTCCAAGAGATCGCTGTAGAGAATTTGGATGAGGTCGTGTGCCGCTGAGCGCACTGGCACATTAGCACCAGCAAAGCGCTAACCCCTGCGCTTATAATACGGGGGACACACACAGGAGAACAGCATGAACGGATGGGCAAACTGGGAGACCTGGTGCGCTTCCCTCTGGATCGGCAACGAAGAGCCCCTCTACCGCCTGGCACGGGTTTATGGGCACAGCGGATATGATGCCCTGGTGCCTGTCCTGGAAACCTTCGGCGAAACCAACGGCGACGGTCTCCGGTGGGATGACCCAGCGATTGACCGCACCGAAATGGATGAGATGCTGGCAGAGCTCTGAGGTCAGTCGTTCGTGAATCAGCAGCCCCCCGCCTGCCGGGGGGTTTTATGCGGTGCCGCGTGGTTATAAAACGACTAGGTACCATTAAGCTATAAAGTCTTGCTTTGGCAAGCTAAAAATACAAGGCACTCAAAAAAATTCCGCGCATATATAAAACCAGTATGGAGTTCACCTATATGCAAAAAAATCGCGCAGAAAATTTTACGACTGTAGAGGTCGATCCTGTAAATGGGGAGCACTATGTGATTATCCCTGAGTGGATATGTGATGAGAAGCAATGGTTCGAAGGGACGGAAGTTAATATCGAAGTTGAGGTCGATGGAATCGTAATAACCGAAATAGAGTGAAACTTGACAGCATATAGATAGTGCTGTATGATATGAAAGTAATTAACTTATCTCATGGCTAAAGGATTTACAGTAAAAGCAAACAAGCCCACAGGTAAAGGTTCCACAGAAACTAACTGGGACTATGACTTGGCAAAGCAAATGGTAAGAGGAAAGACGATTGTATTCTGTCTTCCTGGTAGAGGTGTATCTTACACATTCTTAAAGAACTTCGTACAACTTTGTTTTGATCTGGTACAAGCAGGAGCAAGTATTCAGATCTCACAAGATTACAGCTCGATGGTGAACTTCGCACGCTGTAAGTGTCTTGGAGCAAATGTCCTTCGTGGACCCGATCAGCTTCCATGGAACGGTAAGTTGGAATATGATTGGCAGTTGTGGATTGATAGTGATATTGTATTCAACACTGAGAAGTTCTGGCAGTTGGTTCTGATGGACAAGGCAATTGCTGCTGGATGGTATTGCACGGAAGATGGACAGACCACTTCTGTTGCTCACTGGTTAGAAGAGGATGACTTCAAGAACAATGGTGGAGTCATGAATCATGAAACTCTTGAAACGATTGTGAAGCGTCAGAAACCCTTTACTGTCGATTACACCGGTTTCGGTTGGGTATTGATCGAGAAGGGTGTATTTGAACATGAAGAGATGAAGTATCCTTGGTTTGCTCCTAAGATGCAAGTCTTTGAGTCTGGTGCAGTACAGGATATGTGTGGAGAAGATGTAAGTTTCTGTCTCGATGCTATCGATGCTGGTTTTGAAATCTGGTGCGACCCTCGTATTAGAGTTGGTCACGAGAAGACAAGGGTTATCTGATTGTAATGGACAGATATACTATACTCGTCAAAGGAAAGGTCTTATGGGAAGATCTAGGAGAGTTAGAGTATTTTGATAAAATGCAGGACTTGGCAATTGAGTATTATCAAACTGGATCACCAAGTCCTTCTGAACTTGAAACTAAAATTATTGGAGATTAATTATGGCAACTAGGCGTCCATTAAGTGGTGGTAAGACCATTGAGGCAAAACCTAAAAAAACTCGTCAAGGGTGTGGGCAGCACACGAAATACGCTGCGTCGTCTCGTAACTCGGCTCGTAAAAGATATCGGGGACAAGGGAGATAGATAGTTAAGATACTTAATACATCATGGCTTTTTTCATAACCCACCCTCCTTCAATGGAAAGATGGGTAACGGAAGACTACTTAAACCCACATCCAATCGGTCATGTGGTATTTTGCTACG